CCGACCAGAGTACATCGAGCTGCAGAGGCTCCGCGATAAGAAGCGGGCGTACATCAAGGCGCTCGGTGTGGGCAGTGGTGAAGTTGATGATCCCGACTTCGCATGATTAGGAACCCACACTCGGTGCATGTCATGAACAGATACGTTAGTGACATGGCCCGCGATCGTCCTGCCACCGTTTGGGACATCGACTGTATGTACCACCANCGCGCCAAGAACTTTTGGTGCATGTTCGAGTGGAAGTGGGAGAGCGAAANGAACAGNTCCCCAAACACCATNAAGAGCTTGATGCATATGGATGAAGCGTTGAGCTACGCCAGCAGCACCTACCGCGGGCTGTTCCTGTTTCGCTGTGGCTGGCCTGCCGCGTTTCCGATGGACGACACCCAGCAATGTGAAATACAGCACTTCCGATGCGGTGAGATGGTCAACCACAGAACGTACACCGAAGGCGCCCAATCTGCACTGCAGTACATTCTAGATTATGGACAGCTACTATGACGCAGAGAAAGGTGATAAGGCGGTTGAGTGGATCGAGAAGTACTGTACGCACGTCAAAGGTGCGCTGGGTGGCGAGCCGTTCATACTTGAGGACTGGCAGAAGGACGACATCATACGACCTCTCTTTGGGACAGTTCGCGCGGATGGTATGCGTAGATACCGGCAAGCGTACATTGAAGTTCCTAGGAAGAACGGCAAGAGCAATCTTTGCGCCGCCATCGCCTTATACATGCTCTTCGCTGACGGCGAGCCAGGCGCTGAGATTATCTCAGCAGCGGGTGATAGGAACCAAGCGCGTATCGTCTTTGAAATCGCATCAGCCATGTGCGCGAACAACTCGAAGCTTCGCGGGCGTGGGCATGTCCTGCGCAACACCATCGAGTACAAGAACAGCTTCTACAAAGCCATATCGGCTGAAGCGAACACCAAGCACGGATTCAACGCCCATGCCGTCATTCTCGATGAGCTACACGTATTCCCCAACCGAGATCTGTACGACGTCCTGAAGACTTCGACTGGCGCACGCACTCAACCGCTGGTGATAGCAATCACGACCGCGGGCCACGATACCAGCTCATTTGTTACGAGCTTCACGAGTATGCGCAGAAGGTCAAAGAAGGAAGCATTGAAGACGATACATTCTTGCCGGTCATATATGCGGCTGATAAGGATGATGATTGGACGCTACCAGCGACATGGGCGAAAGCCAATCCGGGATTCGGTACAATATGCAAGGCGGATTATTTCGAGCAGGAGGTAAAGCGGTGCAAGGAGAACCCCAGGCAGATCAATACCTTCCTTCGATTGCACCTGAACATCTGGACCGCAAGCGAAGAGCGTTGGGTAACCGATGATGAGTTTATGCGCGGAGCCGATGAGGTCGACGAAGCATACCTGAAGACGCTACCGTGCTATGCGGGTATGGACTTGTCCAGCACCAAAGACCTTACGGCTGTGGCACTCATCTTCCGCGACGATCGCCACGACCGCTTTTACCTGAAGTGCCACCACTTCGTAAACGAAGACAAAGCCAACAGCAAGAGTTTAAGCGGTGGTATCGACTACTACACCTTTGAGCGGCTTGGACTGGTGACNATCACCGAAGGCAACGTNACCGACATGCTTGCGGTGCGTGAGCATATCATACAGCTTGCCCAGGAATANGACCTTCAGGCGCTGGCGTATGACCGCTACATAGCGCACCTGGTGGTGCCGTACCTCGACGGCATCGACTGCCAACCATTTGGCCAAGGCTACGCATCTATGTCGTACCCGACCAAGCAGTTTGAAGTGCTGTTGTGCAAAGGCCAAGTCATCCACGGTGGCCACGATGTCTTGCGCTGGCAGATGGGATGCGTTCACCTGGCGCGTGACGAAGCCGACAACATCAAAGTCACCAAGAAGAAGAACAGCGAAAGCCAAAAGGTTGACGGCATTGTAGCGTCTATAATGGCAATGGGTTGTTACTTTAACAACGCACAGGACGAAGAGCCACTCTTGGAAGTGATTAGCTTGTGAGTTCATATTTGGTTAAGTGGGGGCGGGTCGCGACGGTGGCCCGCCTTTCTTAAATTGCACCATGCCCAATCGCATACAAAAATTCGTTCAACAGGCGCGGGCGCGCATTGGACTTGATAGGCCGCAGGACATCGTGGCTGCCGTGGGGCTGTACGGTGTTACCCAAAGCGGTGCCAACATCACCCACGACAGCGGAATACGCATCAGCACTGTCTATGCTTGCGTCTACAAGATTGCCAGCACTTTGGCCAGCTTGGGCCTAAACCTGTACGTCACCGATGGCCGCCGCCGCGATATGGTTACGGATCACCCGGCGCTGGATGTCACGACGTACCGACCCAACAGCTACGAGACAGCATTCTACTTCTGGGAAACCATCATTGCACAGGCAGTGATGAAAGGCGCTGGGTATGCTATCATCCAGCGCGGTGCTGGTGGGGTGCCAATTTCTATGGAATGCGTGGATACCGACCAGGTAGAACGCCGCATTGTTGACGGGCGCATCTTGTTCAAGCTGAACGACGGCAAGGTCGTTGCGCAGGAAGACATGCTTGAGGTCTGCAACATGTACCGCAAGTCACCCATTCAGCTGCACCGAGAGAACCTTGGCCTTGCCCAAGCGGCTCAAGACTACGGCTCGGAATACTTCGGTAACGGTGGACAAATGACGGGCGTGCTGTCTTCGGATCAGCCGTTGAAGTCGGAGCAGATGGAGACCTTGCAAAAGAGTTGGAACGGCTCTATGACCAGTGCCGGCACAAAGCTCCTACCGTTTGGATTCAAGTACAGCCGCATCAGCATCGCACCGGAGGAAGCGCAGTTCATCGAGACGCGCAAGTTTCAGGCTGAAGAAATCTGCCGCATCTTTTCTGTTCCTCCTGCGCTTGTTCAGCTCGAAAGCCAAACGACATACAACAACGTCGAACAGCAGAACCTTATGTTCGCGCGGCACACAGTGTTGCCGTGGGCAAAGAGGATAGAACAGGAGCTGGCCAGTAAGCTTTTGACTTTGCGCGAGGCACGGAACCACTATTTCAAGTTCAGTCTAAACGATCTCTTCCGTGGCGATATGGCTGCCCGCTCACAGTTCTACACGCAGATGCTGCAGAACGGTGTGATGACGATTAACGAGGTACGTGCAAATGAAGAACTTAACCCAGCGGCTGGCGCCGATGTACATTTGGTTCAAGTCAATCAAATCGCGTTGGACCGCATGGGCGACTACTCCGACAAAATCTCCAGCGATGCCGTATAAGGATTACCCAGAAGGCGCAGTGAACAACGCCAAGCGCTGTTTGAAGTGGGTAGAAGAAAACGGTTGGGGCAGTTGCGGCACCGATGTTGGTAAGCGCCGCGCCTCACAGATTGCCAATCGCCAGTCTTTGAGCGACTCAACGGTGAAAAGAGTTTACAGCTTCTTAAGCCGCCATGCAGAGAACGCGGATGTTCCGTATTCGGAAGGCTGTGGTGGGCTTATGTATGACGCCTGGGGTGGCAAAGCCATGCTACGTTGGGCGCGAGGCAAAGTCAACGAAATGAACGAAAAGAAAATGGACGACACACATTTGGAAAACTACGTGCGCCGCTCGCTGCACAACATCAGCCGCCGCACCGACCGCGCGACATACATGCAACTGGTTGCGATCTACACCAACACACCAGGCACCGACAAGGAACGCATAGCTGAGGTGCGCAAGTTCATCTCTGGTGTAGCGGAACGGAAGATGGAGAAGGCCACAAGCAATGGCGTTGAGTACCGCGCGGCTGAGATGCGCGCCGCGGAATCGGAAGACGAGATGATCGTGGAAGGTTACGCCGCGGTGTTTAATAGCGTCACCGACATCGGACCATTNCAAGAGCGCATTGCACCGGGCGCGTTCAGNGATGTACTTGATGACGATGTGCGATTCTTAATNAACCACGACGGNGTTCCATTGGCACGTACAACAAATGGCACNATGGTGTTGACTCAAGACGATACCGGCTTGCACTACCGTGCTACGTTGAGCAACACGCAGGCCGGCAAAGACCTGTACGAGATGATCAAGCGCGGCGACATCAACCAAAGCTCCTTTGCTTTTATGATCGGCGAAGAATCGCGAGACGCTAACGACGTGCGAGTTATCGAAAAAGTATCGCGCTTGATAGACACGAGTGCAGTAACTTTCCCAGCGTACCAGGCCGCCTCTGTTTTTGCGCGCGCCGAAC